GTAAAACCACTTAAGAACGAGATGGAAGAGTTTCTCGATGGTGACTATGATCTCAACAAGATCACTATAAAGTGTGAATATATAAAGAATATGATCGAGGCTTTGGAGTCTATACTCAATCAGATCAAGTCTCGAGACTGGCAGATACGTAATGCCATTCAGTGGAAACAATTTATAGCAGGTTCGTAATGATAAAAGTTGAGAAGATAAACGAAGTATATCTAAGAGTCTACACAGAAGAAGGAATAGCTCAGGAAATTTCTGAGTTCTTTACATTCGAAGTTCCCGGTGCAAGATTTACTCCTGAGTTTCGTAATAGACTTTGGGACGGAAAGATTCGCATGTACGATCTTAGACGTAAGACACTTTACGTTGGTCTTCTCTCCTACTTACAAAACTTTGCAGAACGCAATGAATACGATATTGAATACGTAAACAGCGTTCAGAATAACACCGAAGTAGACATCAATCAATTAAAAGATTTTCTATCGTGGATGAATCTACACGGTAGAGGAAAGCCTATTGAAATCTACGATTACCAAATAGAAGCTATCCATCACGCACTTACTAGTGAAAGGTGCTTGTTGTTGTCTCCTACTTCTTCGGGTAAATCGCTAATCATCTATAGTACAATGCGATGGCACCTCGAACACAACAGAAAGTGTATTATCGTTGTCCCAACTACTTCGTTGGTTGAACAACTTTATTCTGACTTTGAAGATTATTCTTCAATGAACAATTGGAAAGTTGGTCGGCACTGTCAGAAGTTATATTCGGGATTTCCAAAAGATTTCGAAGCCGATGTTCTTATTACTACATGGCAATCTATATTCAGACAACCTCCTGCTTGGTTTAAACAATTCGACGTGATATTCGGCGATGAGGCTCATAACTTCAAAGCTAAATCACTAACGTCTATCATGGAAAAATTATCTACGTGCAAGTATCGAGTTGGTACAACTGGAACTCTTGATAATAAGAAAGTACACAGATTAGTTTTAGAAGGAGTGTTTGGCGCAGTAAAGAAGGTGATTACCACTAAAGAGTTGATGGATACCAATAGAGTGGCTAAGTTAAAGATTACTTGCTTACTATTGAATTATGAAGATATAACTAAGCAGATCGTACGTAATTTTAAATATCAAGATGAAATAGACTTTATAGTTAAGCATGAAAAAAGAAATAAGTTTATTCGTAATTTAGCAATCAATACGGATGGAAATACTCTTGTTCTTTTTCAGTATGTTGAAAAACATGGTAAGGTGTTGTTTGATTTGATTAAAGAAAAAGCTGCTGATAATCGTAAAGTATTTTTCATCTATGGTGGAACAGAAACAGAAGATAGGGAAACAACAAGAAAATTAATGGAGAATGAAAGTAACGCGATTTGCATCGCGTCCTTCGGTGTCTTTTCCACTGGAATTAATATTCCTTCTATCGAGAATGTTATCTTTGCTTCTCCATCTAAATCTAAGATTCGTAATCTTCAATCGATTGGTAGAGGTTTAAGATTGAAAGAAGGAAAGAGTCATTGTAATCTTTATGATATCGCTGATAACTTCCGTTGGAAGTCTTGGAAGAATCATACGTTTGGTCACTTTGTCGAACGACTCAAGATTTATTCTGAAGAGCAATTCAACTACAAGATATTAGAAGTACCAATAGAATAATATTATATTCGAAGAACCATTATAAAACCATTGTCCAAGGTTAGTAAAATACTTTTTTATCAAATATAATTGTTTTACTAGCTGTGTCTTTTAGGATATAATCTATAAAAACGGAGAACTAATGTCAACAGCCCACTATGTAAACAATGCAGAAATGCTCGAGTCTATCAAGAAATATAAACAAAATTTGGTTGATGCTCGAAATAACGGTGAAGAAGATCCAAGGATTCCAGAATATTTGGGTGAATGTATTCTAAAGATTGCGACTCGTCTTTCGCATAAACACAACTTTATTAATTATTCATACCGCGATGATATGATTCTTGATGGTATCGAGAATTGTATTCAGTGTATGAACAGTTTCGATCCTGAAAAATCTTCTAATCCATTTTCATATTTTACACAGGTTATATACTTTGCATTTCTTCGTCGAATAGCAAAAGAAAAGAAGCAGTCGTATATTAAAGGTAAACTCGTCCAGGAGATGGTGTTTGACACTTACGAACTCCAAGATCACGACGATGATGGTGATTTTAAAAATGCTTATGCTGCGTTTATGCAAGCACACTCGACTTTCGACGATTCTTTTATAAAGAATAAAGAAAAGAAAAAGAAAGCAAAGACAGATAATTCTTTAGAAAACTTTTTTCCGGATGATCCAAATGCTTGATAAAGATTGGCTTGATAAAGTTGCAACTGCTGCTTCCGTTTACTGCGAAAGACCTAATGTAGATGAAAAAGAAATTGATAGGTTCTTAGAATTCTTGTTCATAGCATATGGATACGCAGATCTTCTTAAAAAGAAAAAAGACGGTAAATGAAAGTAGCTATTATAACTGACCAACACTTTGGCGCTCGCGGCGATAGCACACAGTGCTTAGATTATTATCAGAATTTCTATGATAATGTATTTTTTCCTACGCTTGAACAGAGGGATATAAAACATATACTTGTCCTTGGTGATACTTTTGATCGTAGAAAGTTTATTAATTTCAATACCTTAGCGAGGGCTAAGAGTATGTTTTTTCAGAAAGCATTTGATCAAGGTACCTTTATTACAATGATCGCAGGGAATCACGATACTTATTATAAAAATACAAATGATGTTAATAGTCCAGAATTGACTTTGGCAGAGTATTCTAATGTTATTATTGTAACTCATCCAGAGACTTTTAATATTCACGGTGTCCCTGTTTGTTTTCTTCCATGGATATGCGCTGATAATTATGCAGATTCTATGAATGAGATAAAAACTACCAAAGCTGAAATTTGTATGGGTCACTTAGAAATTGCAGGATTCGCAATGTACAGAGGAGTGGAATCTCATGATGGATTATCTAAAGAGTTATTTTCTAAATTTGATATGGTTTTCTCAGGACACTATCATCACAAGTCTGACGATGGCCATATTTTTTATCTTGGCAACCCGTACGAATTAACTTGGCAGGACTACAACGATCCTCGAGGGTTTCACATATTCGATCTAAGTACCCGTCAACTCGAGTTTATCCAAAATCCTTATAGTCTATTTGAAAGATTTGAGTACGACGATTCCACCTACGATCCAGACGGCATTGACACATCTTTCGCTACAGACAAATACGTAAAGATTGTCGTCGTTAATAAAACAAATCTCTACAAGTTTGACAAATTCATCAATAGAATATATCAGAAAAATCCACTCGATGTTAAAATCATAGAGGACTTCTCAGAATTCAATGAAGGCGAAGTCGATGAGTCTATAAACTTAGAAGATACATCGAGCGTTTTATCGAACTATATCGATTCATTAGAAACTGATATCGATAAAGAAAAGCTAAAATCTTTCATGAAGACTCTGTATACCGAAGCCATCAATAAGGATGTTGTATGATCGTATTCAAAACGCTCGAATGGCGTAACTTTTTATCGACAGGCAACGCAGCAAACAAAATAATCTTCAATAAATCACCTAGCACTTTGGTCATTGGCCGCAATGGCGAGGGTAAGTCTACTCTACTAGATGCTCTAACGTTCTCACTATTTGGAAAGCCATTCCGTAATATTAATAAACCACAGTTGATTAATTCAATCAATGGAAAGAATTGTGCAGTAGAAATTACGTTTGATATTGGGCAGAACGAATACAAAGTCATAAGAGGTATGAAGCCAAACGTTTTTGAGATTTGGCTTAATGGTTCGCTAATAAATCAAGACGCTGCAGTTAAAGATTATCAGAATTTTCTTGAACAACAGATTCTTCGATTGAACTACAAGACTTTTACTCAAGTAGTAATCCTTGGTTCAGCTTCATTTGTTCCATTCATGCAGCTACCTCCTGGTCAACGCCGCGAGGTCATTGAAGACATTCTTGACATCGGTGTGTTTTCGACAATGAATTCTATTCTTAAGGAACGCATGAATGAAAACAAAGATCAGCTCGTCGCGATTGATAATAAGATTACCATCGCAAAGAATAATGTTGAGGTACAGAAAAAACTCATTGGGACACTGGTTAGTTCTAAAAGGGATCAGGTGGC